TCTGTAGTTTTTGGTTCAACCTTTGGAGCTTCTGTTTTAGGCGTTTCTATTTTTGGAGCTTCAGATTTTTTATTTGTAGGAGTTGCATAAAAACTCCATTGATTTCTTCCTGAAAGATATTGATTTGGGTCTATTTCCATTCCCATAGCAAAAGTAAAGCCATTTTTCTTGGCAGTTTCTAAAATAACTTGTTGCTCTAATTTTGTAAATGTTGAGTTATATTTTTTACCAAATACTTGTAAAGATTCTCCACCAGGAGAAATTCTAACTCTTGCAGGTACATTTTTAGATTTTAATTCGTTTCTTACATCAGAAACTTTATCTTTTAAACTTTTTGGAGCTTCTGTTTTAGGTGATTCTGTTTTAGAAATTTCAGTTTTAACTGGTTCAGTAACGCCTGTTTCTTGTTTACCGCCCTCTTGCTTGCCACCTTCTTGTTTACCGCCTACTTCTTTACTTTTAGATTTAACATTGTTCAACGTTTTGCCGTTTAATTTACCACCAGCACCGCCAACAACTTGACCTTCGCCATTAATTAAAACGTGACTTCCTGGTCCACCTTCTTTTTCACCTTTTTTTTTACCGTTTAAAGTAATCCAATGCTCTGCATCCATAGCATCTTGTTGGCTTAAATAGTCTTTTTCGGCTAATTCTTCACTTTCAGGTGATTCTTCTTCCATGATGCCAATTTCATTGTAGCCACTGGTCTTGTCAGTCGCTACACGTTGACGTTCTTCTTCGCTTGAGATTGCGCCTACTTCAATCAATGCTGCACCAACTTGTGCTTTAGCAAGGTTAGTTTGAGCCAATTCTTGAGCTGTTGGAGTATCAAGTGGAAGCCAATTCAATGTTGTTTCAACATCCATCTTCTTCTTGAGCTGTGGCTCTACAAATGACTTGATGACTAATTGGTGATGACGCTCTGCCAATGGAGTAAGGTCATGCGTTTGGATTGATTCTAGCAACTCATGGTATGACGCTTCTTCGTATTCGCCTGTAGAGTTAAAGCCTTTTGGTGTTGTACCAATTAATTTAGTAGCAGGTACGCCAGCGATGGCAGCAACCAATTGGTACTGAGTCATAATTAATTGGTCAAAGTCAGCAAGAGAAGTATCAAATTGTTGGAACTCGTCACCTTCTTTATCGCCTAGCTTGATACCGTAATTGTCACGCATTTGCGCCCAATAGTTCAAACGACCAATAGCTTGCTCTGTGTTTGACATTGCAGCTTCCATGTCAGTCAACCAAACAGTTGTACGTTTAGACATGGCTAATTGTGGAGCTTCGTTAGCTACACGTTCGGCAGCATAAACACGTTCCATGATTTGTTGAGTAAGTGGAACACCACCATAAATGTATTGAGGCTTTAATACGTCCACAGGTTCCGCATGACGGAATATGATTAAGTGTGAACGATGAACTTTCTTACCGTTGATTATCCACCAAGTAGGCTCGTAGAAATGTAGAGTATCAGGCTGACTAGCAGCAGCTCCATCCAACATAGGGGCGCACCAATACGGGTCAACTTGCACAATCCCCTTATAACTATTAGCAGTGACACCATCAATATTAAAAGGCTTTTCATAGTATTCAGGGTCTGTTGATTGAACTTTGAACATTGCAACACGAACGCCAAAGATACGACCTTTGCGGATGAACTCTCTCATGTTCCATGTGAGTCGCATTGAACGGTCATAAGCCTTGATAATCTTTACAGCTTCTTCGTCTAATTCGTCACCGTCAATAGATACTACGTTGTAGCCTTTACGGATTGCATCATCACCAGGCATTGCACACGCTTTGTTTACAAGCCAATTTTGAGCCAAGATACCGCAAAGCTGTGCGCCAATGAACCCTTGAGATGAATACCAATAGATTACAGCATCAGATACAGAGTTATTGCCAGCCGTATACATTTTGAATGATGGAACGCCATTAGAGCTATCATCCATTGCCATGCCAGTAACTGACGGGTCGAATATTGGTTGCTGTGATTTTAATTCAGAGAATTTGTCGGCTACATAATTTTGAATATTGTTAGATGATTCAATATCACCAGCATGAGTGCCGAATAGACTTTTACGAGCGATAGCCTTAGGCGCATCTTCCGCCTTCTTGACTTCTTCTTTCTCGCCTCTAAACCAATCTAAAATTGACATTAATAATCCTCTATCCAAAGAAACTTCGTCTTGGTACCATTACTTCGCTAAATGCTCTCGACAACGCATCAATTTGGTCATCGTTAGAACCGTTAGGAAACATTCTCATTTCATTAATAAGTGAAGCGTTCCATTCGCCTCTTAGCATCATAACGTTACCAATGTTTACTTGAGAACCCAAAGGTTCTGCTCTAGTAATCTTATCACCGCTTTCGGGTGAGCTTTTTACATTATATCCAGCTAACTCTCTAGTCAGGTATATAACTTGTGTTTTACCAGCTTGACCAGGGTCTTGTGGTATTGAAATCTTTACGCTGCGTCCGTCTAATGAAGCAGTGTTTTTAATAGCAGCATCTCGTTTATCAGGACCATCACGCAGCCGAACCATGTCAGCAATGATGAAACGACCATCAGGCAATCTGCCTATCTTACCGCCAGCAGTCCAGTCCCCATCAACTGTTGAAGCCAAGTCCCAGCCTCTACACCATTTAATTTCGCCAGCAGGTAAATCATCAATGACAGCAATTTGGTCAGGCTTGAATATACCGCCTTCTGCTGGTGCTGGTCTTTGCATATACTGACCTGCAAAGTTATAAGGGCTGGCTTGTTCCATGCGCCTTAATTCTTCTATTGGGTGTTTAGTTTCCCATAAAGCTGTTCCATCTTCCTGAATGACAGGTAGACAGATATGTTCCCATTTTTCACTGTTGCCACCGTTAAGCAGCCATCCTGATAAGTCATCTTCATGCAGCCTTTGCATGATAAGGATAATTGGTGTTTCGGGACTGTTCTTCCGACTCTCTAACGTATTCTGAAACCACTCAATGACATTCTGACGCATAACGTCTGAACGAGCTTCGTCAGCTTTGTGAGGGTCATCAATAATAATGGCACCGCCAAAACCAGTCCTATGCTTACCAGCACCGTAACCAGTAATTGCACCACCTGCACCAACAGCATAAACAATGCCACCGTCTTTTGTACGCCACTCGTCCCTTGCTTTGCTATCATCTTTTAATCCAAAGTTAGGAAAAGATTCCAAGAAGGCTGGATGCTGCACAAGCTCTCTAGTCTGCCAAGCATTGTTGGCTGCTAGTCTTGCGCTGTATGAAGTGTGAATGAACTCAGCATCGGGTACTCTACCCAAAGCCCAAGACATAAAGTTAATAACCGCAATCTCAGTTTTACTGTATCGAGGCGGAATATTAATAATTAATCGTTTTGTTTCACCGTAGAATACTTTCTCTAACGCTTCGCAAAGTATTTTGTGGTGAGGTGAGCGCAGCCATTGATACCCACGCCTATTTAAAAACATCCATCTACAAAAGTAGTAAAAGTCTGTGGACGCTCTAAGAGATAATGCTGCTCGTTGTTTTTCAGTAAGCTCTAACATTAAACCAAGTCGTTTAGTTCAGCGTTAATCTGTGCGTACTCTTGCAAGCTCATCATGTTTTGTGATGATGGCGCATTGTTCTGTATGTTCACTTGAGTTTCAGGCTGCTTGCCTAGAACTGTTTCTCGACCTTTAGCAATCGCTTCTTGAGCAATCTTATGCTCTACGATGGATGTACCTTCGTTTATCTTTGATTCCATCATTCGCAAGTTATTGATAGTTGCGTTGGTGAAGAATTGAATATGCTTTGTACGTTCTTCGACTATCTCATTGACAGCGTGAACAGAGCGTTCATCTAGCTGGCTAAGTTCTTGTTTTGCTTCAACAAGTTTGTTCACCAGTTGTTCATGCTCTTTATCTAAGCCTTTAGTGTGCTTATTGATAGCACCTACGCTTAATTTGTATTTGTACGCAAGGTCACGTTGAGTAAAATTACCCGTTTTCCAATCGGCTACGATTGAAGCTATTGTGTCTTGAGTGAGAATCTTTGAGGATGCCATGTTAGGCGTTTTGTATAGGCGTGACTTCGCCCACCGTTAAGTTATCATATCCACAGGATATGTCAATAGTTTGATTAAAATATTTATCCATGATTTCTACGCCATAAAGTAATTTTATTTGGTGTAGTGCGTAAC